TGAAATATGAGTAATAAAAGAAAATATTGTGACGTATATTCTAATGGAGAAGAAATAGGTCATGCTAAAGGGGAAGAATTAAAATATAGCAAAAAAATAACTGAGATAAACGAAATATGCTGTCATCATTGTGGTGGAGGTATTTTAAAGTTCGGGCATTTGTCGTGGGGTAAGTTGGAATCTACTAAAGAAGACACGGTAAGATGGGGAGTAGGACCGCAAGCATATGATATGTTACATGTAAAGGTATGGTGCTCTCAATGCGGATTAGACAAACCATTTTATATTCAAATTCAACAATACACACATCAGCTAAGGGTTAGCACAGTGCCTTACACTTTTAAAAAAACATTTGATGAAATACGTAGTGAAGTAGAAGCTAAAAAACTACTTAGGGACTAACATGAAATTCTGGAAAGTGAATAAACGATATGAAGCGTTAATCGCAGGTAAATTTAAATATGTTCCTGACCCCAACATAGTGTGTACTTGGTTATATAGACCAGTCGGTAGTGAAGCGAGGTCTAAAGAACATCTTAAAAAAGGAGATAACAAATGCCTTACGTAAATAAACCAAGACCTTATAAAAAGGAATACGTACAACAAAAGAAACGAGGAAAAGATGAGCAAGAAAGACGTAATGCTCGTGAACGTGCTCGGTACGCTATGGACAAAACAGGCGTAGACAAAAATAAAAACGGTAAAGCCGACAGAAGAGAGGGTAAAGATATTGATCACAAGAAAGCTCTTTCTAAAGGTGGCACTAATAATAAGAAAAACCTTAGAGTTGTTAAAGCTAGTACGAACAGATCTTTTAAACGCAACTCTGATAAATCAGTGAAGAAAGCATAATGCAAGTAGTAAACAATAAAGCCCTATTAGTAAACACTAAATATCCTGATCGTATAATTAATGCGATTACTAAAAGTAAAGTTATTAGAAAAGACAATGAGTTTAGTAAAGTATTAGTTCATTGGGATTTTGAAGAAGCTAAAGCTTTAAAAGAACTTAGGTTTAAAAATGTACCGTCTCCTATGGAGAGAGACTACGATTGGGCGGGTGAGTTTGAACCCATGGAGCATCAAAAAGTAACAGCGTCGTTCTTATCTATAACCAAGCGTGGTTTTTGTTTTAACGAGCAAGGCACAGGTAAAACAGCTTCTTCTATATGGGCATCAGATTATCTGATGAAAATTGGTAAGATTAAAAGAGTGTTAGTAGTTTGCCCTTTATCTATCATGCACTCTGCATGGCAAGCAGATTTGTTTAAGTTTGCGCTGCACAGAACAGTTAACATAGCATATGGTACACGAGAAAAACGTAAAGATATAATTAACTCAGATGCAGAATACGTAATCATTAATTACGATGGTATAGAGATTGTAGAAGAAGACATCAAGAAAGCAGGGTTTGACTTAATTATTATTGACGAAGCAAACGCTTACAAATCTGTAACTACAAAACGATGGAAGTCTATGCAGAGATTGATAGACGATAGCACATGGTTGTGGATGATGACAGGAACTCCTGCAGCGCAATCTCCAGTTGATGCCTTCGGTCTTGGTAAGCTTTGTGTGCCTGATAGATGCCCTAGATTTTTTGGCAGGTTCAGAGATATGGTTATGTACAGTGTGGGTAGATTCAAATGGATACCGAAAGATGATGCAGAGTCTACGGTATTTAATATGCTACAACCTGCAGTAAGATTTACAAAAGCAGAATGCCTGGACTTACCTCCTGTCACACACGTTAACAGAGAAGCACCTCTCACTGCACAGCAAGACAAATACTACAGGACATTGAAAAAAGATATGTACATGACTGCCGCCGGAGAAGAAATAAGTTCTGTAAATGCGGCTGTTAATTTAAACAAGTTATTACAAATATCAGGTGGTGCTGTCTACACCGACAATAAAGAGGTAATAGAATTTGATGTGTCTAACCGACTCAATGTTGTTCGTGAAGTTATAGAAGAAGCTAGTAATAAAGTTCTAGTATTCGTGCCTTTTAAGCACACTATACAACTGCTTAGTGAGTTTTTAGACAAGCATAAAATTACAAGTGAGATAATAAATGGTTCGGTGCCTGTAAATAAGAGAGCACAAATATTTAAGTCGTTCCAAGAAACAAAGCATCCGAACGTTTTAATTATTCAACCGCAAGCGGCATCGCACGGAGTAACTCTAACTGCCGCAGACACAATCATATGGTACGCCCCTGTTACATCTTTGGAAACCTATTTACAGGCCAACGCTAGAATAGATAGGCCGGGACAGGATAGTGCCATGACTGTTTTTCATATATCAGGAAGTCCTGTAGAGAAGAGATTATATGACATGTTGCAAAGCAAACTAAAAAACCATACTAAATTAGTCGACCTTTACAAAAAAGAGTTGGAATTATAATAATAAAATGCTAATATCAAGGTGTCTTATATTGTTTAACGAAAACACACAATCTAATACGAAAGGAAACAAACCATGTCAGACTTTAATGCTAACGAATTAGTAAAAGTCCTACTAAAAATCAGAGATGCGAAAGATAAAATTCGCAAAGAAGCAGACCAACAGATCGCCAGTTTAGATGAACAGCTAGATATTATTAATCAGAAGCTACAGAACATCTTAAAAGAAACAGGCGCAACAAGTATTAAAACCCCACACGGCACAGCATACCAAACTATCAAAGCCAGATATTGGACTGATAATTGGGAGGCTATGTATAACTTTATTCAGAACCATGATGCGTTCGATTTATTGGAAAGGAGGCTACATCAATCAAATATGAAGTTGTTTTTAGAAGAGAACCCTGAGGTATTACCAGAAGGGTTAAACGTTGACAGTAAATATTCCGTTACAGTTCGTAGAAAATAGGAGAATGAAATGGCTGAGTTTTCACTCACACAGTCGGCACCAGACTATCTTAAAGAGGTGCAAGATGATGATCTTACAAAAAACCTTGGAGGGGGTTCTGGTGGTGGATTAAAAAGAATATCTATCCGTGGTTCCGTCTTTCGTTTGATGGTAGGTGGAGAAGAGGTTGCTAAGAACGAGAATCGTTCTATGAATATTGTAGTTACAAACGGTGCGCCGAAACTACATAGGCAATACTACTCCGGTCCGTATGTTGCAGGAGAAAGCATTGCACCCGATTGTTGGTCTAGTGATTCTTCTAAACCGGATGAGTCAGTAGAGAATCCACAAAGCACAAACTGTGCAACTTGTCCGCAGAACGTACAAGGTTCTGGTATGGGTAATAGTAGGGCTTGTAGATTCCAACAGCGTCTCGCTGTAGTTTTAGCAGACGACATAGATGGAGATATCTATCAGCTTACGTTACCTGCTACATCAATATTCGGTACATCAAAAGACATGAACAAAATGCCGTTTCAGCAGTATGCGAAATACTTAAACTCTCAAGGTAAGAGTATAGGCACGCTCGTGACTGAGATGAAGTTTGATAGTGACTCTGATACACCGAAGCTTGTATTTAAACCTGTACGTTTCTTAGAAAGAGATGAGTGGTTAAAGGCAACAGAGAAAGGTAAAACTCCTCTGGCTACACAAGCTATAACTTTATCTATAGGTGCAAAGAAAGATGTCGCACCACTAAAACTTGAAGAACCTTCTGAACCTGTGGAGCCTAAAAAGAAAACAGCGAAAAAAGCTTCAGAGACACCGACGAAAGGTTCTAAAGATTTAGAGTCTGTTATGAGTGCTTGGACAGAGACTGACGATTGATGAAGTTTCTAGAGCATGTCTTAGGAGACAAAGGGTGGCTATGGGTAGGTGGCTTCAAAGGAGAGAAAGACACTACGCAGAAATGTGTAGAAACTTTTGAAGAAGCCTACCAACTCATAGACAAGTGGAAGTCTGAAGAGCGTAATATTTATTTCGGTTGTAGTAGATACAACACGGACAGACGTTCTCAGGCTAACGCAGAATACTGTAAGATTTTTTACCTAGATGTAGACTGTGGACCTCTCAAAGAATACAAAAGTCAGGGAGAGGGGGCCGCAGCTCTACGTCAATTCTGCGATGCGGTAGGACTTCCAAAACCAACAATAGTTAGCTCCGGGAATGGGATACATGCTTACTGGGTTCTTGAAAATACTATACATCCAAAAGATTGGAAACCGGTAGCAAGATCCTTGAAAGCGTTGTGTGATACACATAAGTTTCACGCCGACCCCGCAGTAACAGAAGATGAAGGTAGGATACTAAGATTCCCTGACTCGTTTAATTACAAAACCGACCCGCCAAAAGAATGTAAGTTAATTGGTAAATATGCAAAGCCAGTAAACTTTTTCTTTTTCAAAGGTATCGTCGGTGAGAAACAAGCGTTGCCTGAAAAACAAAAAGCAGATGCTTTGACAATGGCGCTTGCGGGAAACAAACAAAGTGTTTTTGAAAATATAAAAACATGTAACCAAATAAACTACATAAAAGAAAATCAAGAGGTAGTAGAGTACCCTCTTTGGAGAGCAGGTTTATCCGTAGCCGCTAACTGCGCCGACAGCGCAGAGGCAATACATGTTATGTCTAGGAACTCTTCTAAATATAGCTACAACGATACTGAAGATGCGGCTAGTAAAATAAAAGGTCCTTATAGATGTGAGACTTTTGAAAGCTTGAATCCTAAAGGTTGTGAAGGTTGCCCACACAAACAAAAAATAACTTCGCCTATACAGTTAGGCGATAAAGTATTAGCAGAAATAGATAATATAGAACAACCCGAAAGTGGTAGCCCACAACTACCAGAGCTACCTTGGCCTTATGTGTTTGCAAAAAACGGTGGTGTATATGCACAGGTAGAAGAAGAAGAGCCTAAATTAATTTATGAACATCAACTGTTTTTAGATAAAAGAATGATAGACCCAGTCGATGGAGAGGTCGCAGTTATAAAACACACACTTCCTTTGGATGGAGAAAAAGGTTTAGTTATATCTGCTCAAGATGTTTTGTCGGCTGAGGAAGCAAAGAAGAAACTAGCACACAGTGGTGTGATTGGTGGTAAAAAACAAATGGCTGAAATTATAAACTATATAATTAGGTCTTTTAAACATTTACAAATGACAAAGAAAGCAGAAATTATGAGATCACAGTTTGGATGGGTAGATAACGACACTAAGTTTATCCTAGGAAGGCAAGAGTTAGATGGTGAAACTACAATGTTTAGCCCGCCATCATCGAGGGTAAAAGAGTTAATAGACTTTGTAGAATCAAAGGGTAGTTTGGAAGCGTGGAAAAATATTGCGGCTATATATGGCGAGCGTGACATGCACGTTCAAGCCTTTGGATTCTTTACAGGATTCGGCGCACCACTTCTTAAATTCTTAAACTACAAAGGCGGTATCATAAATCTAGTTAACAACACATCAGGTACAGGAAAGACAACTTCTTTGCGTATGGCGCAGAGCGTATGGGGCGACCCCAACGGATTAGTTATGATTCCTAGAGATACTCTTGCTACTAAG